ATTTTTGTATTAGCTTCTGCAACTTGTGCAGTTCTTTGTTTAGCTAATTCGTATTGAGGTATATTATCTAAATCTACTCCCTCACCTGTAACATTTTCAAGTATATCTGTTTTTTGTTTTTCAGATATAGTTTGTGCAATTCTTGTTGTAACTTCAGCTTCATCTACAGGAGCAACTTCAACTGCTTCTTTAGGAGCAATGTAAGGAACTGTAGAAACTGCTCTAAGACTACCTCTAACTTCTGGTGTTAAAGCTTTTTCTATTTCTTGTCTAGCTATTTCAGCAGCTTGTGTTGGGTCACGTTGAGCAATTTCTTGAACTTTTGCAGTTATTCTATCTCTTAAATCTGGAGTAAATTGTTGTATAGCTTCTTGAACATTTGCTGGTTGATTTTTTACAATAGCGTTAAAAGTAGCTGCTGTAATTTGTTTATCTACTACACCTTCTTCTATATCTTTTTTAGCAACAGTAGTTACAGCTTCTGGAGATACAGTTTTAGCTTCTTCAACTTTAGCTTCCGTAGGTTCTGCCATAGTTGTAACTTGTTGTGGTATTTCTTCAGTTACAGCAGTTCCTGCTTCTTCAGACACTCCCGGTATTATAGCAGTTGATGGCATTACTCCAACTGCACCTGCTTGTATTTGTTCTGCAGTTTGAGCTATACGTTCTGTTCTTTCTACACCTGCAGTAGTATCTCCTAAATTCATTTGAGATTTAGAACTTGTATTGTTTGAGTTGTCATCGGTAGGCGGTTCTTCTGTATCATCATCATCGTATATATCATTTTCTCCGGGAAAATCTTTTTTAGGTTCTCCATTAAAAAATGTAGTTCCACCTTCTTTAAAATTAACTCTACCACCCTTAGACATATCTAACCTATCGGCAGTAACATACTTACCTTGATATTTTTTTAATCTTTTCTTTTGTTGTTTTTTTCTTGCCATAGTTATATACCTATTTTACTTGACTTCGAACAGTTTGTCAAGCTTTTCACCTAATTTATCTATCCTACTTATAAGGACATCAAAGTCAGCTTTTAATTCTTGTTTTGTTACATACTCTTTTGCCATCTCTTCACGAGTCTTATTCAAGAGTATATCAATTCTTTTAGCTTCTGATGCGTTCTGTCGAATACTGTAAAGTATTGGAGCCAACACCAAAGTTATAAATATATTCCAAAATAAATAAGGTGTTAGTTCCATACTTATTAGTTAGCTGCGATGTATGCATTACCTGTAGCAATAGCAGTTGTATAAGATGTTTTATCATCTGAACTACCAGCTACATCTGGAGTATCATCATCTTCATCAACAGGTGCATACGCTAAAACCAGTTCTAAGTGGTCTACGTTTCTTTGTACCATATCGTTAATATCTGATTGCTCCATACCTTCAACATTCCAAGTTCCAGCGTTTACACCATTGATAAGTGTTACGCTATCTGTTGCTGCTGTTAAGACTTCGCTTACTGTTTGTGCCATATTATTCTCCTTTTAAAGTTTGTATTTCGGCTTTTAATTCATCTACTTGCGTAGACAGTTCTTTTACTGCGTTTACCAAGTACCAAGTAAGGTTATCAGGGTTTACAGCTTTTACACCTGTTGATTGTGTAGTAACTACATCAGGTAAAATTGTTTCTATTTCTTGAGCTATAACTCCTAACTGTACGCCTTCTTTATGAACAACTGCTGAAGCTGGATTTTCAAAATCTGTAATTTCATCTTCAGTTCTATATTCAAAGTTTCTAACCCTAATATCTTTTATAGCATCAAGACCAGTATTGTTATCTTCTATGTTCTTTTTAATTCTTCTATCAGAGGTAGTTGACCAAGATGATGAATTATTGCCTTGATATACTCCTGATTGAGGTTGCAAAAATCCAGTATTAGTTCCTTTACCCACTCCCTCACGACCAATTACTACTTCATGTGTAACATCTACTGCACTTCCTCTTGCTACGTCACCAAGATAAGTGTTAAAACTACCTGTTGTCAAACTTGTTATATAATTACCTGCTCTTTGTCCTACAAAAACATTTTGAATACCTGTAGTGCAAGAGCCACCAGCCGAATCACCACAAGCTGTATTTTCATAACCTGTTGTGTTTGAATCTAAAGCGTTTGCACCTACAGCTACGTTTTGGTCACCTGTAGTGTTTGCATATAAAGAACGATAACCAACTGCTGTGTTGTCAGATGCTGTGGTGTTAGCTTTTAAAGACTGCATACCAATAGCAGTATTTTGAGAACCTGTTGTATTAGTTCCTAATGTTGCTCCACTAGCACCATCAGAAGCACCAATAGCAACATTATGTGTACCTGTTGTGTTTAATTGTAAAGCCAAGTTACCAACTGCTACGTTCTCAGCACCTGTAGTATTAGTTACTAGAGCAGATTCACCGATTGCAGTATTGTTATCTGCTGTAGTGTTTGATAATAATGCTGATTTACCAATAGCTGTGTTTTTAGCACCTGTAGTGTTTGCTGATAAAGCACTTGTACCAATACCTGTGTTATTAGTTCCTGTAGTATTAGCATCAAGAGCTAAAGCACCGACTGCTGTCATGTTTACAGCGGTTGTTAAAGCGTTTAAAGCGTTATAGCCAACTGCGGTATTGTACATATCTGTATTTGAGGCTGGGTTTTGATTTTGTAATGCTGCAAAACCTAGAGCTGTACTTCTGTCACCTGTAGTATTTAACTCTAAAGCAGACCAACCTAAAGCTACGTTTCTGTCACCTGTAGTGTTTGCCCTCAAGGCTTCATGACCAATAGCTATATTAAAACTTCCTGTTGTGTTGCTATGTAATGCTTCTGAACCAATTACTACTAACTCTGTGCCTGTTGTATTTGTTGTTGCAGCCTCATAACCAACTACTGTATTATGGTCTGCGGTTGTATTTGCATCTAAAGCTTTTGAGCCTAAAGCAGTATTAAAATCACCTGTAGTGTTTGCATATATAGCATTAAAACCAAAACCTGTATTATGATTACCTGAACTATTAAAGTTTAATGAGTAAGCACCCATACCTGTATTTGCACTACCTGTTGAATCAGTTAGAGAACTTCTACCTACAGCAGTATTGTAATTACCAGTTACATTAGCATCCAAAGCAAAAGCACCAACTGCTGTGTTATCAGTACCTGAAGTATTAACTTCTAAAGCTCCAGCACCTACAGCAGTGTTATTGTCTGCTGTATTAGCACTTAAAGACGAATAACCAACTGCTGTATTATCGTTAGCTGTTGTATTAGCATCTAGGGCTGTAGAACCAACTGCTGTATTTCTTGTACCTGTAGTGTTTGCTAACATAGCACGTCTACCAATAGCTGTATTATTATCTGCTGTAGTATTATTAGCTAAAGTATTTTCTCCAACTGCAGTATTAAAATCACCAGTTGTATTGCCAGTTAAAGAACTTTTACCTACAGAAGTGTTTTCTGCACCTGTAGTATTTGCATCTAAAGATGCAGAGCCAACTGCTGTGTTATCAGTACCTGTAGTGTTTGCTGATAAAGCAAAATAACCAACACCAGTATTATTTGAAGCTGTTGTATTACTATTAAGAGCTTGTCTTCCTATAGCTACATTAAAACCACCTGTTGTATTATCTTCTAAAGAACCTTCACCGACAGCTACATTGTAATTACCTTCTGTAGTGGTGAACATAGCATCATCACCTATAGCAGTATTTTTTTGACCAGTTGTAACATTGACTAAAGCATTTTGTCCTAAAGCTACGTTATCTGTACCAGTTGGATAATTACCATCAAGTTTAATTGTTCCACCATCTACTGAGACGTTACCAGCTACTGTAAGACCATCTGTGACTGCTGTACCTGTTACGTCTATGCCTGTTGAGGTTGTGGAAAACTTGGTTTCTCCGTTATAAGCTAAAGTAACTTCGGCATCTTTATTAAACCTTGCCATAGTTTCAGTGTTGTCAGATGCTTTGAGTACAAGGTCATCTGCTCTAATTTCAAAGTTTCCAGTACCTGACTCAATAATGTAGCTGTTAGTACCAGTGCTGTACATTTGAAGTGTATCGTCAGCACCAAACGTAGCCTTGTCACTGTTGCCCAATGCTATTCCGCCATTGGCTGTGATTTCGCCTGTGACTGTAAGAGCTGATAAAGTACCAACACTTGTAATATTAGGTTGGGCTGCTGTAGCTAGTGTGCCTGTTATGTTTCCTGAAGATTGAATAGTACCTGTAATGTTTATATTACCAGTACCAGTTATATCACTTGAGTTTAAATCTAAATCACCACCTAGTTGTGGAGTTGTATCTTCAACAACTTCATTAGTTGCAGCAACTGTAGTATCTACATAAGCTTTAATAGACTCTGAAGAAGCTAATGTACTAGCTGTTGCAGTTGCAAAAGTATCATCGTCAAGGAAAGCTGTACCGGATACACCTGTATTGATTACAGGGCTTGTAAGTGTAGCACTTGTAAGTGTTTTATTTGTAAGAGTATCTGTTGTAGCTCTACCAACTAATGTATCTGTTGAAGTTGGTAAGGTTAATGTACCAGTATTAGATATAGAACTAATAACTGGAGTTGTTAATGTTTTGTTTGTTAAAGTTTGAGAGCCTGTTAAAGTTGTTACAGTACTATCTATTGCAAGAGTAACTGCATTACCTGTTGCAGAACTATCAAGACCTGTACCACCTGATACAGTTAATGTTTCACTATCCAAATCAATTGCAATAGTTCCACTGTCTGTAGTAATGTCTAAATCTTCTGCAGTAATTTGTGTATCTACATAATCTTTTACTGCTGCTGAAGTTGGTAAACTTGTATCGTTATCGTTAGAACCAATACCTTCTGACTCTAGTACAATTGCAGAAGCTTTAAAGTTATCTACTTCAATGTTTGATACTGTATTGTTATCAACATCTATTGTTTTGTTTGTAAGAGTTTGAGAACCTGTAAGAGTTGCAACGGTAGCATCTATATTAACTGTAACAGTATTACCTGAACCTACAGTATCTAAACCTGTCCCACCAGCGATTGTAAGGCTTTCAGAGTCGAGGTCAATGCTTAAAGCACCTCCGGTATCACCTTGGAAATCTAAGTCCTGTGCAGTCACCTGAGAGTCTACATAAGCTTTTACAGATTGTTGAGTCGGTAAAAGCGTTGCAGAGTTTGAAGACATATTATCTTCATCTGCAAATCCTGCAATCGTTATTGTGCCATCTGATAAATCTGTAAAAGTAACAGCACCTGCAGTTGTACCACCGATAGTAACACCATCAATAGTTCCGCCATTAATGTCTGCACTTGTTGCTGTTAAACTTGTAATAGTTGTAGCAGCAATTGTACCACCTTCAACTTTATCACCAGAGATTTGGTCATCTGCTAAAGTAAGTGTACCTGATGAAACGTCTAAAGTTTTACCAGCTCCTACAGTTATATCTGAAGTAGCTATGGTAGCACCATCAATGGTACCACCGTTAATATCTGCTGTATCAGCTACAAGACTATCTATGTTAGCTGTACCATCAATATAAAGGTCTTGCCATTCTTTTGTAGCACTTCCTAAGTCATATGTACCATCAGTATTAGGAATAATATCTGAGTCAATTTCAGCAGCTAAATTAATACTATCAGTATCTGCATCACCGAATGTAAGATTACCTGAGATAGTAGCATTACCAGTAACTGTAAGATTACCACCGATACTTACATTACCAGTTGTTGTTACAGAGTCAATGTAAGCATCTTTAAAGTATAATGAGCTAGTACCTAAATCTACATCACTATCTGTTACAGGTATTAATGCACCGTCTTGTAATCTAAGTTGCTCTACTGCTGAACTAGCTACTTGAACATAAAAACCCCATCTATTGTTAGTGCTGTCAACAACAATCTTATTAAGAAAATCTAAATCTCCTATTTGTGGAATGTTACCACCTTCTCCTGCACTACCATCGTGTCTGTGTCCAGTTGTAGCTTCATTTGTAGAACTGTAGCTAAATGCATTTACTAATTGATTATACTCATTGTTAAAAAGTGCTGCAGTAATAGTATCTCCATCTGCAAACGAACTTTGTCTAGTATATGATTGTGCCATTTTTTATCTCTCCTATTGCCTTCCTGCAGGTCTGTAATTTATGTAAATACCATTTATAGTATATGGAGCCCTCGTGTCTGAACTAAAAACTTTAAAAAAGTTACTATGTCCACTACCTGTTAATGGTTGTCTAACTAACGGTTGCTCAGAAGCTCCAAAAGCTTGTAAGTTAAACTTAGCAGTTCCAAAAAGAGCTGGTTCTGGTACTGCGGTTAATTCAATATCCGGTGGTTGTGGTGAATCGTTACTATCGTAATCAAATCTAATTCTTAATGTAGGCTGTGCTAATGCTTCAGGCTTTATAGATAATTTAATATAGTCTAAAGTTTTTAAAGTTCCAAAATCTCCATAATCAAAATCTGGAGACTGATACTCTGCACTTATTGCTGTTTCTACACCTGCAGGATTAAAAGTATTTCCTACGTTATGGTTATAAATATAACCGTTTTTATCACCATGGACAAACTTTTCTTCTCCGTCATAAGCAAACCCTGATGCAATTGCAGGTGCTTGTATTCCTAAAGTTTCTGACCATTCAAATCCTTGTGGTCTTAATACACCTATCAAGCCTTTTGACGTAGCTGAAGTATCTGTAGTACTTGTATAAAACATTCTATATTGAGACTTGTTTCTTATAACAACACTACTAAATTCATAGATTGCTGAACCTTGAACAATATCATTTATAATTGGCTGTATAGCTTGACTTATAGTTCCTAACTCAACGTCACCAATTCTTGCTGTACCAGCTACGGTTCTAAATCCATCAGGTGCTAAAAATATTAAGTCACCAGCTATCTCTTGTATAGTTTGTCCATCTATACACCCTACATTTTTTGTAATAGGTACAACTTTTATAGTTGCAGAATCATTAATATTTTCTAATTTAAATAATGAGTTTCTACAAAAAATAAATAATTCTTTACGAAAACTTTTTAATCCTACAATTTTATCTTCTAGTGTAATACTTCCAGCTCCAGTACCTGTAAAGTTATCTATATCTCCTGTATGACTATAATAAATAGTTTGAGGTTCTGTAGGATTACCAGCTACAACTAAATGATTATCATGTATCGTACAAAATTTAGCTGTTTTAATATGGTCAAAAGTTATTTGTTTAGCAAAAAAAGTTCTAGTGTTTAATCCACCTGTACCGGTCATATAAAATAAAAACGGTTTGTTATTACCACTTTTATCTGTTATAACTAATTCACCGTAATCAGTAAGACCTTCATATATTGTAAATTCACATTGACCTACTGAACTTAAAGTTAATTCACTACGACCTGTAAAAGTTGAGTAATTATCTCCAGAAGCATCTACACTATCTCTATTTACTTGTAACCAACTTGTTCCATCTACACTAAAATAAATATTGTTACCAACAACTGCAACTATTCCATCAGCATAAACAACTAAACCTCTAACTTGATTACTACCATTTGGTCTTACAGCATTTCCTTCGCCAAATAAATTGAATCCGTTAATTCTTCTATATCCACCTTCTATAGAGACTTCAAAGTTTCTTAACTTTGTAGCTACTCCGGGTGTTTGTAATAAAGCTAATGAGTTTGTAGACTTATCTAAACCACCAGCTAAAGATACTGAAAAAGGCTGTCCTGATGCCACTAGAAGTATCTCCTATCGTCTGTCATATATTTTGGAGTAGGATTAATTAAATTACTCTTCATATGTTTTACAGCTTTTTTATAATCGTCTAAAGCAAATGCAGACTGTTGTAAATTATTTTTAAATTGGTGTACATAATATCTCGCTTTTGCAGTTATAACATTACTATATTGGTCTGGCATAACAATAGTATCATCATAGCTAGATAATCTTGTAGGTTTTTCAAAAGCATAAAAGTGTACATTATAAACTTTATCAGGTATTGGACTTAATCCAAACTTACGATGGTCTGGAGATTTAATTACAAACTTAGGCTCTCCATGATTTTGTGTATCCGCATCGTCTGCATTTTCACTATCTCTATAATATCTTTTCCAATCATCTAATGTTAAAAATCTTAAACCTTTTGAAACATAAGGAGCTGCTTCTCCGCTTACGTTTATAGTTGTTACATAAAAATCATCCCAATCTACTGAAGCATAGTCAGTAGTAATACTTGAACTACCATCTTTTAAAGTATACCACCTTTGTCCTGCTACTGTAGGAACTGTTACGTTCCCATAAAAAGGGTCAGTGCTTCCACTAACTCCAGCAGAAAAAAAAGGTAATTGAGGTTCTTCGTTAGCTATATCAAATATAGATTTATTGATTGCATCTTTAACAAATGCTTGTATTCCTATTGCAGCATCAAAATTAGCAGAAGTTAAAATAACTTCGTTGAGTTCTCTTAATACTTCGTTAGTTATGTCAAGATATGTAGTAGCCATTATTTTTTATGAACCTTTTGAATTGGAAAGTTTGCTTCTAAACTTGCACCTTTGTGTTTTACAAACTTACCTGTGTGTTTCATTAATTTAAACGTACCATTTTTTTGTTTCATCCAATGATAACCTTTTGGTGCTTTAACTTTCATAATTAGTTAGCTTTAGCTTTTGGTGTTCCTTTATATACAGGTTGACATCCGTCCATTTTAACATCGCCACCATGTATGTATTTTATACGTCCACCCATGCCTTTTTTCTTTTTCATCATTTCAGCGTATCCGCCACCCGTGTACATTTTTCTGTTATCTTTTTTCATTTTATCTCCCTGTTAAAAAGTGGAGGAGTCCGAAGACTCCCCCCAAATTGATATTAGTCAATTGCATAAAAAGCTGATACTAAGGCATCATCTCTAAGTACTTTCGCACCATAGACATGTAAACCTCTAACAATATCACCAAACGATGTTGGGTCTCTCAACACTTCTGTTG